ACCTTCAATATTTAGGTAGTACACTTCTCTTGGTTCTTTTAATACTCCTTGATACTGTGGCTTTTGTGCTGTTGCGGCAAAATCCAAACTTGTGGTTGTTTTACCACACTTTGGCTGACCAGTTAAAACAACAAAGCTACCTTCTGGTATACCACCATTTAAAATAATATCTAATGATGGACTAACCGGAATAACTATATTCTTTTTATCTACTATAGCATTACCGGTGAGCATAATATTGTCACCAAAGTTTTTTACCACATCTTCTTTAAGACTCATTATCTAAATCCTTTAACTTGGAAAGTATACCACTGTTTTTATTATGACGTTCAAATTTTACATTATCATTACGCTTGATATCCAGAGTCAAAGATTGATTCTCTGAATTCAGTCCGTCCTCTTCTTCCTGTATTATACATATCAGGTGTGGTGCTCGCAGCGAATAGATTTTTGTTGCCTTAGAGTTGTTCAATGCTCTAATAATTGCAGTATCAGAGAATTTTAATAACAATTTATTTGCCGAAGCTATCTGATTTCTATAATAAAGACTCCATTCTTTATTGACCCAAAATCTATAATGAAGATCTTTTTTATCTAATTTAGCTTTCTTCTCACAAATCATCTCTGTAATATATTGAGCGGCAGAAACTTTTTTGCCGTTAGAGTATTTGGAAATATATTGTTTATAATCAGCCATTAGGTCTAAAAATATGGTTAGTGTCTTTTTTGGCAACATTATCAAAATTCTTTACCGCTTCATCATTAAATGCAGAAGCGGCCTGGGTCATCACGCTAACGTTATTAACTCCCTTGGCGGCGGTTTGTCTAATCATCATATCCTTAGAATTGATAGGCTTAATCTTTTCTGGTTGATCTTTAGCAATAATTTTATTAACTTCATCCACACTAGCGCCAACTTCCTTAGCAATAGTTGCTGGTTCCATTTTCATTGTTTCACTAAGATATTTTATAGCATATTCTGTGTTTCTATTTTTAGCTTTTGACATTATGATAACTCTCTTTCTGCATTGTTTAACCATGCAATATTTTTAGTGGATAAAAAATTTAAATATAAATCAAATATTTTTTCATTAACTTCTTTGAATTGCCATTCTTCTCGGCCAATCTTACTAAGAAATTTATTATTTTGGCCCTCACTATACATTCCAATAGGATTAAAAACTTTACCATAAGTACCAATCTTAATAAGGAATTTACGACCAGATTGATTAGCTATTGATTTAGCAACCACATTAGTTGAATCCGTTTTAGTTCTTGGTCTATTTAAAGAATCAATAAAATCATGTTCACCAAAAATGGTATAATATGAAGTTGTCATCTCTTGTTGGATGGGTTCAGCATTATCTTTTGGTTTAAAAATAAAAGTATTTTCACTATCATTAATTCTCATTTCATATCCTTTATGATGGCCATATTGTTTTTGGTCCCTTTTTCATTCTTGACATACCCTTCGGTAATAAATCTTGTTCTATTTGAGTATCCTTATATTCGTTATGTTTCTTATGAAGATGTGCCTTCTCATCAGAACTCATCCTATCATTATTCCTCTTTGCTAAATCGCCAAGAGTTTTTAGTTCACTATCCATTTTTTTAATTGATGTGCTCTGTGTGATAACGTCAGTAATATAAGATCTGTGAGTTTTTTTACTCTTACAATTACTGCATGGTGGTTGCTCTATGTAATCCTTAATATAAAAAAATAATTCAAAATCAGAATTACAATTTTGACAAATATATGAGTATGTGGGCATTATATTAAATAACTATCTGGTAAATAAGACAACCATTCGCTAGGAATCTCATGTTTTATTCTACATAGGTAATTGGTGATTGGCAAGTATTTGGTACTTTTCTGTGGCATGGCTGGAATATTTTGCAAAGGCATATTAGCCATTTTGGGAGTTCTATTTCCCTTTTTTCTATTACAATCAACACATGCTGTAACAATATTAGTCCATGATGTGGGTGATAGATTACTCTTCCATTGAGACTTTGGGATAACATGATCATATGTTAGATAATTAATATCCTTTTTAATTCCACAATATTGGCATGTGTGATTATCTCTTAGAAAGATATTTTTACGACAAAAATTCACAGATTGTCTATTTTGTTTAAAATACTTAGCACTTTTAGCTACTGCTGGTATGGGGTATTTCTTATTAACTCCTATGATAAAATCATCTTTATAGAAGTCAATAATTTCAACACCGATACTATGGTTATAGTCATGTTTAATTGACCATACCAAAGCTCTTTTCCAATTAATCACAGCTAATGGACTATAATCAGCATTTAATACTAAGCATTTACTATGTTTGTGATTCATTTTCGTAATTGTCTAATCGTGCTAATATCTTTGCTATAATTGGATTTCTAACAATATCAGCAGCTTCTAATTTAGAATTACCAATATGCTCTAATCCATCTAAAGCATTAATAAGTTCAATAAACCCACCCTGCAAATGTCTGCTTAGATCGGACTGACCGATATCACCGGTCAATACTAATTTACTCTGTGTGCCTACTCTTGTCAATAACATTTTTAATTGTTCATATGAAGCATTTTGACATTCATCAGCAACAATGAAACAATTGTGAAAATTACGACCTCTCATCAAACCTAATGGTACAACCTCTATCTTATTATTTAATTTTAAACTAGCATATTGAGCATGAGAGATAAAGTAATTGATTTCATCAATAATAGGTAACAAGTATGGGTGCAACTTCTCTTCTGCTGTACCGGGTAAATAACCAATCTTTTCACCAGCCTCTAATACTGGTCTTGTAATAATAATTCTATTAACTTTATTTTCTAATAAATATTCCAAAGCCATACCAATAGCAATATGGGTTTTACCACTACCAGCCAATCCTTGACAAAAAGTAATAGTATTTTCTGCTATAGTTCTAATATATTCTTTTTGATTTTCGGTTCTTGGCTTTAATCTATTTCTATATTGTGTTTCAATCTTAATATCATTAGTAGCATCAATCACTTTAGGTTTTTTTTGTTTATTTTTATTATTTTTTCTCAATGGTTACCCTTTACAATAGGAGAGGTTAAATTAGACAAGCACCACCGGCGCAACTAATTTCTTCAATTCCTACTGTATTGTCCTCAGTCTCTGATAGTTGCGTATAATCAACCTTCTTGAAACTATTAAATAGATCGCAATAAATCTTCCAGTTATACACATCCTTCATACAATATGTGAGTCTTCTTAGATCACTATTAAAATATTTACCAGCAAAATTTTTCATCTTGGTCATAAATAATAGTTTATCTTGAGTATCCGTCTCTTTGGCTTGATTCATAGTAGCATAATCACAAGCGGCCCATAAATTATTATTAAAAGCATTTAAGCCCAATTCGATCAAACCAGAACACCACAATGCGGCGTCACCATATTCTTTCACAATTTCTCTGCTTGTATAAACAGTGGTGAATGGTGCTTGAGTATAATCTTTATCTCCACTTTGAGGAATAAGACTAATCCCAGCAAAATATTTACGATTGTCATAAATAAACTTTGTAACATCATCCCATTCATCTGGTTTAACAGTCACGGTGTTACTAACATTGTGACTTAAATAATCTTGAGTGCATAATGATCGATTTTTACCAGAATGAACCCAATTCTTTTGAGTTTCTTTGACCACTTTAAGCATATCGACTGCTGGAAGTTGGTTCTTTAATTTGGCTCCGTCTGGAACTTCAATTGGAAACTTTACAACCTCATCAGTATTGTTTGCTGACCAGTAAGACTTCTCACAGGCTTGTGGGTTTAATTTCTTAAAGTGTTGGTATGGTGCTTCTAAAACATTTGCCTGTACATGGCGTATATAGCGTTTGGCATGATGTGGATGAATACCAGAACTGGTTCCAAGCATACTACTGCTAGTTCCTTCTGGCTTTAGGCAGGTTACTCTGGCGGCTTGATTGATATTGATCTTTTTAGCAATTTGCTTATTAGTTTCAACAGCGATCTTTGCTCCCTTAGTTAATGTTTTTTCTGACAATACTAGATCGTGCTTTTCCATAGTTCCGGTTAATGAAACTCCAAGCAAGGCTTCCCTTTCAAATATTTTTTCACTAGTTTGTCCAAGATACTCCATCTTAGTAAAACCAGCTTGTAGGGTCCCTATAATTGCTGCTGCTTTGCATCTTTCATAAAAGTCGTCTTCGTTTTCTACACTAGAACAATTTATGGTAGAAAGATTACATCCTTGCCATCCAGACTTACCAGACTGCTCATCAATAGGCCACATACCAATTTCCACACAGTTATGCACATAAACACTATCATTATCGAATGCGTGAATATCTTCTACTGTGCAGTCGTATACATCTAGTTCGCCAATTATAGTTTTGTTTATAAGTGTGTCGGTAAAATTGGTTCTATTTGGCATTCTTTGATAATTATTAACTATGATTTGAATCTTATTGGCTTTATCAATATTTTTAATGGGAATGTATTTTGAAAATCTAACTATATTATCACTACTAATAACTAGTTCATGTGATGCTTGACAGAAATAGTTTTTAGTACCCCCATTACCATCTGGCATAGTTCTGTCGCCTTCTTGTCTGCGATTCTTGTAGATTTTGGAATAAATCCCTAAAGCATTGAGAGCTATTTGTAGATTCTCCAAGTTCTCTAATTGTACAGAAGATATTCTCAACGAGGATCCTTTGATATTGTTTACCAAAACTGTTCCATCAGCATCAAAATAACCAGCGATCAAACCAGAAACATGATTCCATGAACCACAAATAGATTTTTTGCTTAATCTTTTTGATGTTCCAACCATGCAATCATGGTCAATAGCAAATTCCATAAGTTTTCTTGACTCTATAGAACTATAAACAGCGATAGAATTTTGTTCCTGTTTATTGTGGTTATTGATAAAATCAACATCCGATAGCATCTGATACGCTTCTCGTCTGTATTGCTCTTTGGATTCTCCCCACCATTTTAATTGGGCTGAATTTTTACTATTGTTTCCATCTCCTAAAAACAAACCCAGCAAATACCCTTTTTTCCAATCGTTATCAGATTGACTAAATTTTGCTATTCCATTAGTAACTCCTCTATGATTATTAATAACTACATTTTCGCCAAAATTAATGTCTCCAGCTTCTTTCCAGCCTGTTGTTGTCATTATTTTGTGATTAGGAGTTACTTTTAATGACCTACCAGACTTAAATTGTAGCTCGATTACTTGTTTTGTTCCGGTTTTCCAAAAACCTTTATAGCTAGGATATGATACTCCATCAACAATCGCATTAAATGGTTTATCGATAAGGTCAGAGACCATTTTGATCCCACGATCAGTAACCACTGTAGAATCAGCCACAACACATGGATTAAAAATCATTTCTGTAGATTCACTCCAGATAAATCCTGGCTCTCCGAATTCTTTAACTGACTGCATTAATGTTTCAAATTGTTCAAAGGTGGTTTCCTCTTTGAGTAATAGTGCTGAATTATTACTTCTGGCTCTTTGTGGATTATCAACATACCAATTGCCAGTTTTGGCTTTGGCCATTTCTTCATCATTTGGACTAAATAGTGCCAACGAAGCACTGCGTCTAACTCCACCACTTAATACAGCATCACTACTGTGCATCACAATATCATAAGCATCAATAGGTCTTAATTTCTTTTGTCCATTTTTAATACAACGATCTAATAATGCTCGTATTTTTTCTAGTCCATTAGCAAGAGGTTCATAGCCTGGAGCCTTACCAACACCACTGGCTAATGATGAACCTTTGGCACGAATTTGCGAGAAATCAAATATAACGTGAGTATTTTTCCAATCTTTGAATTCTTCAACTGGCTTACTAAAATAAGAACTGAGTAAGACTCCTAAACTATTTGCCCAACCCTCAATACTATCATCTACAACATAAACTCTGCCTTTACCTTCTTCGTGCTTATGTTCTAGTGTAGGTAGTTTGGAAACATGGTGCTTTTGCACACTAAAACCTGTACCACTACCACAAAGTAATAGCCAGAAACATTCTTGAAAGAATCTTAAACGATCACAATAACTGGCTGTGCAATTATAAATTTTAGCATGACGCTTTAGAATTGGATCACCACCAAATTGCAACGCTCTTTGACTACCAAGAACCTTCTTTTTATACATCATATCATATGCCCAATTAATCTCTTCTGAGATTCCACAATCGGCATATTTAGTATGCATCATATTTTTAACACGCTCAACCGCTTCTTTCCAAGTTTCCCTGCGATTTTTGTCTTCTAACCAACGAGCATATTTACTAACGAATGTATAATTTTGCAGTTCTTGAAGAGCGGACATCTTATCTCCTATTTAAGATAGTTAATATTCCCAGCAACACAGCGGCTTGAAAAGAGTAGTTTATCATCACTGTGTTACCAAACCATAAATGATAAAAATAAATAAAACAACTAATATAAAATGCTAGTATACTCATAATACACCACAGATGTCTTTGAGCCAAGAAAGATTTGCTTTAACACAATGCACTTCCATACCACTCATGTTAATAAAAGTGTCAAATCTTTTTTTAGCTTCTTCATCAAACAAATGTGTACCATGCTTTTCGTCCATAACAACTTTAGTTACGCCCTCTTGCCATAAAGCCATAATACAATCATTACAGCATTGACCAGTGACGTATGCTATTCCATTATCAGGGCGAACCACACAATTAGATAGAGCATTACGCTCTGCGTGTATCATCCAAGGATATTTATCTGGTCTAGTATTAGGCAGATTATCGTCCAGTAATCCTCGTGGAAAACCATTATAACCAACACCTAAGATCCTGTGATTTCTATCCGTTATCACACACCCATGTTGAGTTTGTATATCATGGCTACGTTGCGAAACTATTCTCGCAAGTCCTAAAAAATAATCTATCCAACTAGGCCGCATAATCCTATTTTTCTAATAACTTTTTATATAAAACTAGTGATGTAACTGCTCCTACAACTCCCATCACAACTCCTGCTGGTTGAAGTGGCGTCATGCCTAGCAGATAAGTTATTATACCACCTGAGTATGAACCGGCAACCCCCAATGCTACTGTTTTCCAAAATCCGAAATTTTCTTCGCCGGGAACTATACTTTTTGCAATACTACCCACGAATAATCCGTATACTGCCCATATGACTAAATTAAACATTTGCGGCCTCCACTAAAGTTACAACTTCATCATCCGTGACAGTTTCTCCTATATTTAATAATGCTCCCAATAGAGCGATTGAATAAGTTTCATAATCCTCTTTAGATAATTCTCTGCGAATAATCTTTTTAATTCTCATCTTGGTAAACCAGCCCCTTTGTTTACTAAAGGTTCTTATATCCTCACCATACAATGAATATTTTTCTTGAGCAGTGGGTAGCTTGTTCGCTTTATTTTTATTACATTCTTGAAGAACTCTTATAACTGTTAGAATAATACTAATCATCATTAATATTGCCATCACACTACCAAATTTTTCATCGTTGGCTAAGCCAGCATTATTAATCACTTTTTGTGCGATAGCTTTTAATTTTTCATCATCAATTGGTTTTGTCATAGTTATCTCTTTATTACGCGAGTTTTACATTTATCACTATCACAATTGTGGTCTTGAGTTGATGATTTTTTGTCTGGTTCACAATAGCCACACTCTATTTTTTTAATACCATCGCCACTCCAGTACCATCCTGAACCTTTACATACTGGACAATCTTTTCTTTTATATTTGATTTTGACTTCCACAGCGCTGCCTTTAATTACACCGCCCACAAGTGAAACCACAGCGGTTGTGGAACCAGTGTAACTATGAGATAATACTAGAGCACAAAGTATAACGCCTATTATTTTATTCATTTTTTAACCTTAACTTTCCAAGGAAGAATACGATCAATAATATTCTTAACTGGCTTTGGTCTTGGAGCAGGGGATGGCTTGGGTACGATTATGGTATTTTCAGTTTTATCAAATAGTGCTATTAGTTTTCTTAGCACATTTATTAATTGAGTGATTAGTTTGCTTAATCTGATCTTATCAATTAAATTCATAAATATTCTCCAAAACCATAGTCTGGTAATTTCTGTAATGGAAAACCATCAAAGTTACTAAAAGCATAAGCACCACTTTGTTTTAACATACCCTCAGCAGTATCAGAATGAATTAAAAATGATCCGTCTGGAATTGGACCCCATTCTGGATGACCACCATCATTCCATTTGCCCCAACTATTTTGAACCAAAAATGCTGGTTCATCTCCAGTATCATCACAGGCTATCCATGCCATTGCATGAGCCCAACTACCACTTTCTTTTGCAAATCCTTTACTGTCTCTACGATTACTAAAACCATAACTAGAACAAACAGCTAATCCATAGCCGTTTGCTATAGCATCTCTTGCTTCTTCAAGAGTACGAATCAAACTAACTGTTTTAATTTGATGGTCATTAGCAGCGTCTATTACTGGGTCTGGTAATCCTCTAGCGCCCCAGCTAGCACCAAGATTGCCATTATATTTACTAAAATCAGCAACGCCCTTATAATTTTGTCTAACCACCACACCGCCACTTTGACTAACAAATGTTGCGGCTCTAGAGCAACTCATTCCTTGGCCACCATGACCACGAGCACCATAAATAGCTTCGGTAGCTCCTCTTGCTATCCAACTCTCTTTATCTCCATCTACGTCTATTTCAACAGCTCTGCTAACATCTACAGCATTTCGTGTTGCATGACTAACACAATCACCTGTCGTTTGTCTTTCACTATAAGCATTTTTATCAAACTTAAGAACACTTCTAAAAGGTATGCTTAGTTTACCTTCTCCACTATTCTTTATCTTTTTTGCTCCATCTGAGAAAAACGCATATTTAGAACTTTCTAGCAATTCATCAAATACGTGCTGTTCCCATAAGCATCCTTGAAATCCCTTACGATAATTATCATATAATTCTTTTGGAGATAGGCGTGGCATTATTTACTTCCTTCATTAGTGGCCCAACATAAAGCTTTAAAGCCTTCTACTGCTTTAACTCTTAGCTCTTTAGTTAATGGAATATTATCATCACCAATAGCAGTTACCATAAGAGCATTTGCATTTGCAGCCAAGTCTGGATATTTATTCTTAATATTCATTCTTAGTATGGTGCCACCTAAAGAATTAGCCTGACGAACTTCTTCTGTGTTTTTAATTACAGTGTCTTCACCATCTAATTCAATTAATGTTGCAAGATCGAAATATAATCCTGCTAATCTTTTACCGTCAACATTGCGATCATTGGATCCAGCCCTTAAACATTCAACTACTAATAGTGCTTTTTCTTTTAGAATTGGGTCTGATGGGGGATCAATAATTTGTACGGCAATTTCAACTGGAGCATTATTTGGTGAATTAAGTTTTGGCTTAAGTAAACCAAATCCAATTAAAAGAGCACCTACTAATAAAATAACTTTTGAAGTATTCATAGACTAGACTTTCCTTTGCATACTGTTGGACTTAGATATGGAAACATTTGATCAGCAACCTTAATCGCTTCTGAACATCCGCTTTTTTCTGCCAAATCCCGTGTTTGCTTCCAAGAGACTACCAACTTAAAGAATATATCTTCATTGGATACTGGCGCACTTGAGACAGTAACTGGTGATGCTTTTTTACCAAATAAACCCTTAGCCTTATCTACCACTGAAACTAATAACTTTTGCACTGGACTAAGTTTATCCTTAAACAAAACCCAAATAACAAGACCCACACCAGCATATAGAGCAACATCCGTGGTGCTTAAACGACTAGCAAACTGATCAAAACTTTCTGTGTAATTCATATATTGCCCTTTATTTTTCTGAGACTTTTGGAACATTATCTATGGAAGGATCAACTTTGTTTTTAGGATCAATAAAAACGCCCACGTTTCTGAAAGTGGTTACTAGAGCATCAATACTTGATCCGGCCAAAATCATCAGTAAAGCCTTCACATACTTATGTATTATAGGCTCAAGGAAGTTAGGAACAAAAGGTATATCCACAACTATGAAAACCCTATCATAAAAACCCGATAATAGATCTAATACAATAGCCTTTTTATCTGGACCACTAAGCTCTTTACCAATGTCCTCAATAACTTGTACTAGTTGAGCTAATACTAGTTGTAGTATTTTCCATGCTTGATCAAGAGCAATATTTTTGACTGACTCTGTTTGAATTTTAAGTTGGTTTATTAGTTTTTCTAGTTCTAGTTTTAACTGGTCTTTTATTGTCATTTTTTTTACCTCGGTTTCTTTTATTTGCTTCTTCTCTTTCTGCTGGACTAGCAGTATTCCACCAAGTTTTTTTAACTTCTGATCTGCCTTTAACATATTTATACAATACAATTAATTGACCAGCTACTAATATTACTGCTTCCAAACCCCTAGTAGTTTCTTGAATAAGATCTTCTTTTTGAGAATTTTCACCAATTAATCCTAGTAGATATAATCCACTAAAGATGAAACTAACCATTGTGAACCAAAATTCACTAGTACGATAGCCAGGCTTAATCATATATTATTCCTCTATAGGAAATAATACACCAATTTATGGGGCTGGATCTGGTGTTGGTGTTTTTCTCGATGGTCGTGGTGCTGGAACCTCATCTGTGGTGGCTAGAGAATTTAGCCAATCTTTCCAATCATACCATGTGGTTCCTTCACTATCACAATCTGTTAGTAGATCATCTTGTACTATCCAGTTATTATTATTAGATTTAACTGGCATAATTTTACGATCATCATGAGCATCGTTGATACTTTGTAGAGATGTATATTGGTCATCATTTACTAATAAAAACATTATGTTATTTTCCTTCCTAAAACTGTTTGAAAAGCTTGCATAGCATTATTATATGATGATGCTTGAGATAATGTTAATCCTAATCCGATAGAGTATCCGGCAACAATTGTATTAGCGGGGTTTAGTATTGTAGTGCCACACCCATCCTCACTATAACTAGTTCCACATACTAATAGAGGTAAAGTATTACCTACTGTAAATTCACTATTAACCGCTCCAACAGCATTAGTCACATCAATTCCGTTTCTATATGTAGCACCAGTATTTATACTAGTATATGTTCCTATAGCAAAGCCATTATTAGTAGTACCAAGTGTAGATTGTATGCTATGATCGCCACCATCAGTTCCTCCAAGATAATTACCATCGAAGGAATACCACCCAAATGCATTACCATCATAACAAGCCCAATTAGTATCATTTGCTCCCATCCATTCTCCAGTATTTAAATCACTATTAGTAATATAAATGCCCATATGATTACTAGCATAACGGATACCCGCAGTATATGCGCTACCCATAGTGAGTCCAGTATCTAAATATTTACTTCCAGTAGTACCATTTAAACCCTTATTAGATCCTGTTTCAGTATAGTCTGATGATACAAAATTAGTATTAGCCTCTGTGCTTGATCCATAAAGAGTTCCACCATAACTATATCCTCTATACAGAGGAACTGTACAAGCATTTAAATTATTACCACAAAATAGATTTAATCTTAAAAATCGACTTCTTATTCCAGCACCATCAACACTTTTACAAAAATCACTCACAGCTCTTAGTGTGGTTGGACTAACACTACCACCATTACTAACAACTCTATTATGCCAATCAATAGCCTCAATATGTAATGATCTTAAACTATTTAATACTTTAAAAGATAACATTATACCACTCTCCACCTTAAACTAGTATCATCATAAAATAATGTGGAAGATCCTGTGGGCGCCACAATATAGTTACCACCATTTGGAGTAATAAATCTATTACCAGAACTTGAACTGGCTGATTCGTGAACAAGAGTAAGATTATTTGTGGTTCCAATATTAATTAATAATCGGATTTTTTCTAATCTTGGAACTAATCCTGTAATATTAACTCCACTAGCACTAGCGCTAAGTCTTAAAACATCACCAGATCCAGGATCATAATTATTTTGACTAGTTGATATGGTGGTTGGAGATAATACGCTAACTCCACTCGTTCCAATAGTTAAGGTGTTACCAGCATCATTATAAGACAAAGTAATACCCGTACCAGCAACTAAAAAGCCAGTTCCAAGATCATCTTCAACTTGTTCTAATGTGACACCACTACCGCTACTTCCTGATAAATAACTCAATCCGCTCCATGCTGTGGTACCATCACCAATTTTTAATTTGCCAGTATCTAATTCAAATCCTGGCTCGCCACTAGCAAGCACAGAATTTACACTTGTCCAAGTAGCTGCTAAGTCTCGTCTTAATTTTATGGTTACATAACCTTGATTGGCCATTATGCGCCTCCACCATTAACAGAGGTAACACCATAGTAATAAGCTGGATCATTAAATCTGTTAGTATATTTTGATCCAATATCACCACTTGTGGGAGTATTTAGCACATATGTGTTTCTGGAAATTATTCCACTACCAAAGTCTCCACCACCACAAGCTAAAACCACAATTGATCCATTTTTAATAGGGTTAGCCGTTACTATTGTTGATATATCAATGGCCATATTCTTTTCTCCGGGGGTATAATATTAAAATACACCATTATCAAGAGTTTGATAAGACAGTAACAGAACCATCCTGATTAATGGTGAAATGACCAATATAATTATTAGTCTCAGCTATAGTTTCTGGTTTTATAGAAGTTATTAATTGACCAAGTTTATAATGTAATTCAAATATTTCTTTAGCATCCTTTCCCAGAGCCAGTGCCATCTCAGAAGGATTATAGTATGGATTTTTCCAAAAAGATAGTGTGCCATTATTGTAAGTAGAAACCATAGCATTAAATAAACTTGAAATTTCCACCCTTAATCCTGCTGAAATTGATTCGGCTGATGGCTTATATTCATTTGTGTCTAAAATACTCATTTTATGATTCTCCTATTTATAAAACTCTCCATCGATTATCAACAATATCATATAAAATAGTAGCCGCTCCTGTGGGTTGTACAATATAATCTCCACCATTAGGAGTAATTATTCTATATCCTGATGTTGCGGTTGATGCTTGATGTTTAAGGGTTAGGTTATTTGTAGT